TCCAATGGCCGTGCCCTGCCCCCAAGCGCCGGCCGCACCGCCGCCGTTGCAGTTGAGCAGGCGCGGCGTGGCAAAGGAGTGCGGCTGCACCGCAAACTGCGCCCCGGCCTGCGCAGCGGTGTAGAGCCTGGGGTCTGCGCCGCTCGGCTCAAAATCGGCTGGATCGACACCCGGCACCGAGGGTGCGTGCAACCACTGCGGCAGGCTGCTCCGGCCATCGAGGGCTGGGCCGCCGTTGCCAAACCCGAGCGAGGCAGTTGCGCTGAGCGCGCTGGCCTGGCCGGCATCGATGCCGTTGGCACCAGGGCCGCCCGAGCCGCCCCCGGCACCTGAGACGGCCACGAAGTTGTTGCTGGACTGCTGCGACCACTGGGTGGTGTGGCCCCCTGCGCCGCCGATGCCGCCGCCGCCGGCCCCGGCTGCGGTGTGGTGCGCGTGAAAGCCCGCGTTGCCGCCGTTGCCGCCGTGGCCCAGCCAAGACCCGGCGGCAGCACCGCCGCCGCCGCCGTGGTTCTCGGAGCCAGAGCCCCAAGAGCCGTGGCTGCCCCGGCCGCCGGTGCCGCCGCTGCGGTTAAAGAGCGTGCCACCCACGCCTGCACCGCCCACGCCGCCTGCTACAAAGCTGGCACCGTGACCGTCCGCCCCCTGGCCGCCGGTGGCAGACAGTAGTGCGCCGACACTGGATGTGCCGCCGTTGCCAGCCTTGGTGTTGTTGTTGGGCGAGCCCGCGCCTGCGGCCCCGACCGTGATGGCCAGCACCTGACCTGGGGTGACGGTGTATTCGCCCATGGCAAACCCGCCGCCGCCGCCGCCATTGCCGGCAAAGCTGCTGGTCTTGGAGCAAGCACCGCCGCCGCCTGCGCCCACCACAATCGCGCGGATGCGCGACACCCCGGCGGGCACGGTGAAGTTGTGGCTGCCCGCCGTGGTGAATTCTTGGTGACTCCGGTATAGACGTGTATCACGCGGATCGTTTGTGCCGGCTGTGCGCAAGAAGCGTCCCATTACGCCACCTCCTCGATGCCCCAGGCGTTGAAAGATACGCTGGCGCTGCTGGCCCGCACGAGCACTCGCTGGCCAGCGGCCAATGAGAGCGCGGTGCGCTCGAGCACCTCGGCCGCAGCCAGGCTCACATCGAACTCGATGAATTCGCTGTTGCTCGGCGTGCCCGTTGCGCTCAGCGCCAGGCGCACCGTGGCCGCAGTCGCGCCCTGGTTGCAGGCGGCTACATTGAGCACCGTGCGGCGCCCAGTGGGTACCTCATAGAGTGTTGCCAGCGTGTTGGCGGCTGGCTGCGCCGTTCCAAGAATGGACATCGGATGAACTCCTTAAAGTTGGCCAAAGAAAAACGTTCTGCGGCCCAGCACCAGTTGCTGGGTGACGCTGTTGGCGGCGGCTTGGGCCGTGGCCACCGCCTGGCTGGCGGCGGTTTGTGTGGCGGTCACGGTCTGGTCGCGGCTGGCCGTGGCCTGCTGGATGGCGGTTTGGGCGGCGGTGTTGACCGTGGCCACTGCGCTGGTCTGGGTCTGCGTCATCACCGCCAGCGCCGCCGTTCGGGTCTGATTGATCGCGGCCTCGGTCGATGCCTGGGTGGCTTGGGCGTGTGCTGTGGTCGCAGCGGCCGCAGCGGCCAGGGTGTCGAGCGTGGCCGCCTCCAAGGTGGCGGCGTGAGCCGTGATCTCGTCTTTCTTGATGTCGCCGATCTCCTCGACTTCGAGCACCGTGGCGCGCCCGCCGATGCGGTCAATGGCGGTGCCCAGGTAGGCGAGTTCCTCGGGTGTGGCGATCTCGGCAGCGGTTTCGATCTTGGCTTTGATGGCGCGCACCGCGTCGCGCAACAAGGGGTCTTTGGCCATGGGGCTTCCTTAAAAGTTGAACAGGTGAAACACGCGCAAGTGCAAGCGGTGCAGCCGCACGCCGAGCTGGTCTTGCTCCTGCTGCGTGTCTTGCTGCTGCGCGGCCAGATCCGCATCGATGCAGGTGATGGCTTCGCGCAGGGCCAGCACGTCATCCGACAGCAGGTGATCGGGGTGCGGCAGCGGATAGCCGCGCGGCGTGCGCTCGGCGTCCATGTCGCTGCCGCCGCTCATGTGACGACCACGCGCAGGTTGCGCACAAAGGGCCGGTGCTGCGCCGATCCCGCCAGCGCCAGCCGCACGCGCGTGTTGCGGTCTGCGCCCACTCCCACCAGCCCGCTGGCTCTGTAGGTGCACTCGACCCAGCCATCGCCTACCTCGGTGCCCGCGCTCAGCGTGAGATCGCGCATGCTGCCCGGCGCGCCCGTCTCGGCCTGCACCGACACGCTGGAGGTGCCCGGCGTGAGCTCCTCGAACGTCACCGAAACCGTGAAGGTGGCCGCAGCCGGTATGGCGCGCGACAGATAGACCCCTTCTGTGGCCAGCGTGCCAAACACCAGTTGTGCGCCGGGGTAGAGCATGGGGCTGGCCTGCTCGGTGCCTACGAGCTGGGCCGTCACCGCCAGGCTGCCCGAGAGCCGCTCGCTCAGCCGTAGGCCACGGTCTTCCGATAGGGTGTGGGTGCGGCCTTGGGCATCGGTGGCCACAAAGCGCACATCGGTGCCTGCGGCTGGGCGCTCCACGCCTGCGAGCACCAGCATGTCGGTGAGGTCTGTGACCGTGTAGCGGCCCAGGCTCACCGTCTTGGCCTGCTGCGTAAAGCGGCAGCCCAGCAGCCTAAAGGTCATGTCGCTGGCCTGGTGCGGTGTCCAGGTGATGCCGTTGGACGACGAGAGCAGCACGCCGATCTGGTAGGGCTGCGCCGTCACCCAGCCGGTGCGCGGGTCAAAGCGGCCCAGCTCGGCTATCGCCACGGCGTGATTGGCGTCGTCGGTCAGCACCACCACGGCGTACTCGCGGTCGGCTTCGAGCGCTACCGGGTCTAGCGTGATGCGGGTCGGGTTGCCGTCGGTGCGGATGTTGGCCGAGGCCAGCCGCCCTTCGGTCAGCACCGTGGTGGTGGGCATCCCCACTTGCGTCTCACGAATCTGCACGATCACCGGTGCTGGCCCGCCTCGGGTGGTGAACCACAAGTCCAGCCCGCCGATGACGCGCCGCTCGGGCAGCGTGAAGGTCTGCGCCAACGGGTCCCAGCGGCGCACCACGGTCGTCAGGATGCGGCGGCGGGTTTCGTTGACGATCTGGCCGCGCCCGACGAAGGTCGCCGAGCCGTGGCTGCCGCCCGCCCCCAAAAACTCGACCAGCTTGGCCCCAGAGGGCACGGCCTGCGGTATCTGAAAGCTGCCCGTGAGCAAGCCGCTGGCATCGGCCGCCGTGCCGGTGGGCTGCGCGATCCCGATGCCGTCAAAGCGCAGTTGCGCCAGCGCCTCCCGAGGGCCAAAGCCCTCTACGCGGTAGTCCACTTGCAGCGGCCGCAAGAACCGGGCTTGCTCGCTGTGCGTTGCCAGCACCTGCTCGGTGCGGCGCGTCCCGATGACCTGCTCGACCCAGCCCCAGCCCTCGAACAAGCGCTCGGTCACGTCCGAGGCCCAGGTGGTGTTGGTCAGCGTGAACTGATCCACTGCCGGGTTGAGCGTGACGCGGGCTGGCACCGGATCGAAGGCTTGGTAGGGGTTGATGCGCATCGAGCCGGTGCGCGCCAGTTGCTCGATCACCGGGGTGAGCGTGTAGTCGAGCGTGATGAGCGCGTTGCCGTTCTCGTTGGCGTGCCGGGCGGTGGCGCTGATGGGCAGCGTGAGCACCCCGGCCACAATCGCGGCGCTCTGGGCCAGGCCCTGATCGCGCAAATCGTCGTCTAGGAAGTTGTCAACGAACAAGCCCCGCTTGGCCGCTGGCTCGCGGATGCTGGCATCGACCCGCAGGCGCTCGAGCGCCATCAGATCGTAGAGCGAGGCGATCTGGCGCTGCATCGCGCTCAGCTCCGACACCCGAATGGTGCGCACCGCCACGCCGCGAACGTGCGGGCTGGCGTTGCTGCGCCAGTCGTAGGCGATCTCGGCCAGCGCCAGGCGCGAGCTCGGCACGCTCGATGCGATGGGGTTGCGCACTTGGCTGATGCCCTTGGTGCGCTCGATCTGGCCGTCGGCGGTGAGCGCCAGCACGTCCACACGCGGCAGCTTCCACAGGTAGTCGATGTGCATCGTCGAGCCCTGCACGATGCCCGTCACCTTAAAGCCGGTGTCGGTGAGCTCCGTGGGCGTGATGCTGGCGATGAACTGGTACGTGACCTGGTAGCTCGAACCCGGTGCCGGTTCCGCCCCGGCTGGGCTCCAGTCCACCTCATCGCCCACTATCCTGAAGTCGGTGCCTTGGGTGTAGGTGCTCGCACCTTGCCGGATGCTGATCACGGCCACCACCGTGGGTTCTTGGAGCACATCGCGCGCACCGGTGAAGGGGCCGTGCACCACGGTCTCGGTCTTTTGCTGCGTGACCTTGATGTCTAGCACCTGGGCCAGCGGTGGGCGGTTGAGGGTGACCGCCATCGAGCCATCGGCCGCAGCGTGAAACACCTGCGGCTCGCCCGACACGCGCTGCAAGTCGGGGTCTATGGGCAGGCGCAGGCGCTGCGACTGGGTGCGCTCGACCTTGAAGCCCGCGATGTTGGCGCGCCCTTCCGCTACAGAAAACAGGTGCTCTTGGGCGTTGGCATCGGTGCCCAGAAACCGCACGTCCAGCCCTTCGGTGACGTAGTGGCCGTTGGCGTCGTAGTCATAGCGCGCCAGGCTGGCAATCACGCCATCGAGCGCCGGAGGTTGGCGGCGGTTCTCTAGGATGCCGTTGTCCAGCGCATAGACGACGTGGAAGTCGCCGCTCTGGCCGTCGCTGGTGTTGGCCCCTTCCCAGCCCCAGGCCAGGGTTTCTTGCAAGCGCCCGGCACCGGGCTCTTGGTAGTTGCGCACACCCACGGCGGGCTCGCGCAAATCGGGGTCTTCGAGCTCGGTCACCGTGCGGGTGCTAAAGCGCACGCCCACGGCCACACGGCCATCGATTGGCACCGTGAAGCTGCTGGCGGGCACCTCGCGCACCGCGCCGCGCAGATAGACGCGACCGGCCTCCACGGTCACCAAGCCCGTGTCGGCATTGACTTGCAAGTTGGCACCGCTGACGATGTCGCCGTCTTTGAGCAAGGCATCGGCCACGCCTTGCAGGCGGTGCATCAGGGTGCTCTGGATTTCGTTGAGCTCGCGCGATTGCAGGCCGTCGCCTGCGCGAAACAAGAGCTGGGTGTAGTGCTTGGAGGGGTCAAACAGGTTGTAGTGGCGCTCGATCATGGGTGCCTCGCGGGTTAGAAAGTGACGACGAACTCGAAGGTCTCGCGCGTAGAAGGCTGGCGCACGATGGGCACCGAGTTCTGCAGCACGAGAAGGATGCCGGGGTGGGTGACCTGTGCCCGGTTGAAGAACCGCTGCCCAATGGGCAAAGTGGGGTCGGTCTGGGTGCCAACGAAGAGGCCTTGCTCGCGCAGCACGCTGGTGGCGGCGTCCTCGAAGTCAAAGCGCACGCGGATGAACAAGTGGTTGGTGGGCTCGCTCGATAGCCGGTAGCGCCCGGTCGGCACCACGATCTCGCCCTCGGTGTCGGCGGCCACGAAGTGCGTCTCGTTGATCACCCGGCGGCCGACTTCGCGCAGCAGCGCCGTCTGGCTTATGGGCTCGGGCGGATGCGAGACCTTGAAGTGCACCGTCACATCGCCCCGTTCGGCAATGGTGCTGGCAGGCAGACGCCGGATCACGCCCTTGCGCGCATGGGCGCTGTAGTCGGCTTCGAGTGCGTACTCGGTGTGGCCGTCCAGTGACGTGACGCGGATGTTGGCCAGGTGCGGGAACCCCAGATTGATCACGCCCGCCTCATCAAAAGAGGTGCTGATCGACCGGGTGGTGTCCCACAGCGGGTCGCCCTCGCCCAAGGCGAGGTGCAGGGTTTGTTGTTTGATCGCGGCGGCAAGCGCGGCGCGACCGCTGGCGGTCAGAATGGCCATGGGGTGTGCTCCTATTGGTGGGAAGGGGTGGGGAAATGCTTGGCCGAGCTTTGCAGAGTCGCCTATACTTCCTCCGTATCTACTTTGTTTCTACGGAGGCCGTCATGGCACTGCAGCTCGTCAAAAAATGGGGCAACAGCCCGGCCATACGCTTGCCTGCAGCGGTGATGGAGGCGGCGCAGCTGCGGCTTGAGCAAGCGGTTGACATTCGTGCCGAAAACGGTCGCATCGTCATCGAGCCCGCAGCGCCGGCCTACAAGCTAGACCAGTTGCTGGCGGGCATTACGGCCCAGAATCGGCACACTGAGCAGGATTTGGGTTTGCCGCAGGGTGGGGAATTGCTCTGATGGCGCCGTACGTTCCGGATGAGGGCGACATCGTCTGGTTGAGTTTCACGCCGCAAAGCGGCCATGAGCAGGCCGGTCGGCGCCCGGCTGTCGTCCTCAGCCCCAAGGCCTACAACCAGCGCTCGGGCTTGCTCGTCTGTGTCCCGATCACCAACCAGATCAAGGGCTACCCCTTTGAGGTGCCGCTCAGTGGCAGCGGTGCCACCGGAGCTGCCTTGGCTGATCAGGTCAAGAGCCTGGACTGGAAATCCCGCCAAGCCGAACGCAAGGGGCAGGCCAGACCGGCAGAGCTCGCTGAGATCAAGGCCAAGATCAAGGCCTTGCTCCAGCTCGCCTGAACCAGCGCAACCTCATCCCCGGCTGTGGCCCGCACCAATCAGCTCGCGCGTGCCAGCCCAGCTCGAACCCGGCCAGCGCACGCCCGTCCAGGTTTGGCCGCTCCATGCGGCGCGGCTGCTGGCCAAGGCTGTGCGCGAGGGCGCGGCTTGCGCGCTGGTGTTGGCCTCGGTGCTGCTGGCCAGCAGGCGCTGCAGCGCAGCGAGCGCAGCGACAAACTCAAACGGCTCGGCTCCGGCCCAGCCCGAGACCGCGCCGTGCATCTCGGTCAGCGCCTGCCATGCGACTTCGGCTGCATCGCCCAAGGCGAGCTCGCCCAGCCTTGGCATGGGTCTGGTGCGCACCAGCGCCCGCCGTGGGGTGCGGGTGTTGATGTCGCCCAGCAGCGCCTCCGAGAGCACCACCTGCGCGCGCTGGTACAGGCGCGGCTGCCAGCCAGCGGCATCGGGCAGCGGCGCGTTGCCTGGGCTGTGCTGGCGCACCAAAAATCCCTGGTCTAGGCTGGGCACCGATTCACCCAAAAGCCACATGCCCAGCGCCAGATCGGCGCGGGCCTGGACCCGGTGCACGGCCAGATGCTCGCGCTGCGCTTGCAGCTTCAGGGCAGGCCGCGCCAGCGCGCTCGGATGCGCCCGCACGAACCGCTCCAGCAGCTCGACTCTGCGCAGCCGGTGCGGTGTGGCCGATAGCGGGTCGCCTGCGCCCAGGGCGATTGGGTGCCCCGCCTCTTGCCAGACAAAGCGCGGCAGGTTGGCGTTGATGTCGCCCAAAGGCGTGCTGTCAGAGAGCACCACCTGCGCCCGGCTAAAGCGCCGCTCGGGCCGCATACCGACCGGGTCGGGCACACCCAGCGCATTGGCGAGCGTGCGCAGATGCGAGTGCATCATGATCTCGTTGAGCGCATGCCCCGGATCGCCCATCCCAGAAAAACTCAACAAGAGGCGATCCAGCAGGCGCGCCCGAGCAAAGCGCACCGCCTCGCGGCTGGGCTCTATCCCTTGGTCGCTGGCCTGTGCGGCCTGCGCAAACCCGCGCCCGAAGGAGAGCTTGGTCTGCCCATCCCTCCAGAACACGCCGCTGTGATCGGACAGCAGCGCTTGGCCCAGTCGGCTCTGGCTGAGCACCACACGGCGCAGA